TCGTATCTAGGGCGCGTGGCTTTATCCCATCTACTGCACCGCTATCAGGCTGGGGTAAAGCATCGGGTAACGGCAAGTTTCCCGTATGGGATGGTAGAGCTGCTAAAGGTGGCGTAGGTTATAAAACTACGCCTAGCAAGGTAAACCGCCAGGGTTTTAGATCTTTAGCTCGTATTCAAAATGCATCCGCATCGGGATCAATCTATGAAACTGCTGGCCGTGTTCATGCCAATGGTCGCGAGCAGGGGTCATCATTTATCGTTCAACGCCCAGGCTATAACCAGGGTGCAAATATTGTAGCTGCTGGTAAAAATCAAGGCCGTAGCCGTAACCCTGAAGCTGGATCATTATTTATACAGGCTTTAAATCAAGATGGCATAATTGTAGATGCTAATAATCAAACAGGTGCAGGCCGTAGATCACGCAAGATGAAAGGCCGCGCAATCTTTCGCGCATGGAAAGAGGACGGCGGTAAGACTAACGCAGCTGTTATTAAAGCCATTGAGTCTGCTAGAGATAAATTTAACGCAGCCGTGGGGTATAACTAATGGCCATTGATCCATCAGTAAAGATAGATATAGCCGCCGAATTTACTGGCAAAAAAGCCTTTGATAAGGCTGGCAAATCCACTTCATCTTTAGAAAAGAACGTCAAGAATTTAGCTAAAACTTTTGGCTTAGCCTTCGGTACAACTGCTGTACTAAATTTTGCTAAATCATCTGCTAAAGCATTTATAGAGGATGATAACGCCGCACGATCTTTAGGCGTAACTATTAAGAATTTAGGACTTAACTACGATAACAACGCAGTTATAGTCGGTCGTTTTATTGATAACTTAGAACAACAGACTGGTGTACTAGATGATGAGCTACGTCCTGCCATGGACAGGCTACTTAGGGCTACGGGATCAGTTAGCAAGTCACAAGAATTATTAAACCTATCTTTAGATATTGCAGCGGGCACGGGTAAAAGCGTTACCCAGGTAACACAAAGCTTACAAAAAGCCTACCTAGGGCAGACTGCTGCTATCGGGCGTTTAGGCGTAGGTATATCTAAAGCTGAATTGGCTACAGGTAATTTTGCAGATATACAGGAAAAACTAACTACGCTGTTTGCCGGTCAAGCATTAAGCGCGGCTACCAGTTATGCAGGACAAATGGCTAAGTTACAAGTAGCAGCCAATAATGCTAAAGAAACTATAGGCCAAGGCCTTGTAGATGCTTTAACTATGCTGGGCGATAATGACAGCATAGATAATTTAAATAGCGCACTAGAGGATACTTCACTATACATAGCCGATGTTATTCGCGGTATTGGCGTATTGATTCAAAAACTAAAAGATATACCTGTAGCAGGTGCAGCGTTTAGCCTACCTATTGAAGGTTATATACAAATGATTCCCGTCCTGGGTTCATACATCAATATCTTGGCAGACTTAGGCGAGGATATACGTTTGTTAAATGGCCGTGCAGGCCGTGCCTTTACGGGTGGATCAGGTGGCCCTAGCCGCGACTTTGTAAAGGAACGCGAAGCTAAACTATTACTAGCTGCAGACAAGAAACGCACCGCTGCTGAAATTGCAGCAGCTAAAGCTAAAGAATTAGCAGCCAAAAAATCTTTAGCAAACGAAAAGGCTAGAGCTGCACTATCTAAAGCTGCAGCAGTTTTTGACATGAATAAGATTCAAATAGCAGCAGCACTTAAAGCCACCTTTGATAAGGATGAACGCCTACGTTTATTGGCTATGCAGGCTATTGAGGATGAAAACGGCGAAGCTGCACTTTCATACATAAAGATGGCTACTGCACTTACTACCGAGCAGAATACAAACAAGTTAGCCGGTATTAAAACCATAAGCGAAACCGAATTAAACTACATTAACCAGCTGCTACTCGATGAACTGCAGCGTATCAAAACTACAAAGATGTCCGAGGATGAGGCTGCCCTAGCGCGTCAAGATGCCTACGCCAAGTACAACGCAGCCATACAGCAATCAGGCGGCTTAGCTGAAGCTAATTTTTACACCGAGCAAACACAGGTGGAATTGCTATCTATTGCTAAATTAGCTGCGCTAGATCAGGTTGCAGCAGCGCAAGCCACAATGGATATTCTTAATTACACTACACAAAAAACTATTATCGAACGTATTGCAGCTGCTCAAAAAGTAGCAGATGATGCCAAGTACAAGGCGTTACAAGATTACCTAGCATTACTAGCCACACCTATTAGTCCACCAGTTGCACCGCCTAGCGGTGGCAGTCAAGGCCCTAGATTCGGCATAGGTGGGCAGCCTATTTATCCTGAAGGTGGCGGGTTTGCTGATTACTTAATGCCAACAGGTAGTAATGCTGGTAGCACAATCGTAGATAACTCAGTTATTGTAAATATTGACGGTCTTTTAGACGAAGGCGCGTTTGATGACATTATTAGCCGCGCAACGCTAAACAATATACGGCGCGGTTTAAGTCAATACCCTGCGGGATCGTTGCCAGGCTAATGACAGTACCAACAATTAACGCGGTAATTAACTTTGGTACAGGTGCAGCCTTTGCGCAAGCCTTCATAATTGGCGAAGGCATACTAGGTACTAACGTATTAGCAGACTCAGCTGCGTTAATTGTGGATGTAAGCAACGTAGTAGATAGCGTTTCAACTAGGCGCGGTCGATCAGCTACAGCCGATGAATTCCAGACAGGATCGCTAACCCTTCGCATCGTGGATCAGAACGGCGATTTTAACCCGCAGAACCCAGCAAGCCCATACTACGGCTATCTAACGCCTATGCGTAAGGTGGCAATATCGGCTACATCCGCTGGCGTTACTTATCCAATGTTTTCAGGGTTTATTACTAGCTACACAACAACTACCCCTAAGAACGCTAACGATGTGGTTTACACAGTTATAACGGCAGTTGATGCCACGCGCTTGGCTCAAAATGCCCAGATCAGTACAGTTACAGGTGCGACTGCAGGCGATCTAAGTGGTACAAGAATTAATCAGATCCTTAACACTATTGCCTGGCCTGCATCCATGCGTGACGTAGATGCGGGGCTAACCACGCTGGCTAACGATCCTGGTAGTGCCCGTACAGCCCTAGCAGCTTTACAGACAGCCACAAATAGCGAATATGGCGCAATATATGTAGATGCATCTGGATCGTGGACGTTCCAAGACCGCTTGGTAACTACGGCAAGCATCGGCGGTACGCCTACAGTATTTAACGATAACGGCACAGATATTGGTTATGCCAATGCCGTATGGCGTTTGGATGACACCCTTGTATTTAACCAAGCCAATATCACTAGAACAGGTGGCAGCGTTCAATCTGCCGTAAATTCTGCAAGCGTTGAAAAATATTTTGCGCATACTTATAACCAGCAAGATTTACTAATGCAGACTGATCAGGTTGCGCTGGACTATGCCCGTGCATACGTTGCAAGCCGTGCCGAAACCAGCGTTAGATGCGATGCGATTGAGTTAGACCTATACACAGATAACTACGCTAATGGCATATTAGCCGCGCTTGATCTTGATTTCTTTGACCCGGTAACTATTACTACTAACCAACCAGGTGCATCTACCCTTACAAAGACCCTTCAAGTTTTCGGCGTGGCACATAGCGTTACCCCGAATAAATGGCGCACTACCTTTACTACACTTGAAGCTGTGTTAGATGGGTTTATAATCGGGAATACTAATTACGGAGTTTTAGGACAAAATGTACTTTCATACTAGAGGAGATAAATAAATGGCAACAGGATTCCCAAGCGTTACGGGTGACGTGCTAACTAGCAATATGTTTAACGGGCTAGTGGCCTTTACCCTTAATGCTCAAACAGGTGCTACCTACACGGCGGTATCGACCGATCAGTATCAGGTGCTAGTAACGATGAATAACGCATCAGCTAATACTTTCTCAATACCTACCGATGCCACGTTAGCGTTTCCTAACGGCACAGCTATCACAGTGCTACAAATAGGCGCAGGCGTTACAACTATCAATGCTGTAACACCGGGTACAACCACAATTACAAGCGCGGGTGCTACAAGCGCATCGCCAGTATTGGCACGTTACAAAGCTGCAGTCTGCGTAAAAACTGGCACAAATGCCTGGACAATTATCGGTGCGGTGGCCTAATGATTGGCGCAATTACTGCAGGTATTACTGGATTAAAAGATGAAAATATTTCAGTTGAATATTTAGTAATCGCAGGCGGCGGCGGTGGTGGTACTAACCATGGCGGCGGCGCAGGCGCAGGTGGGTATAGAACTGCATCAGGTTTTAGCTGTGCGCCAGCAACTAATTTTACAGTAACAGTAGGCGCAGGTGGCACAGCAGGCCCAGGCGTACAAGGCAGTAGTTCTGTATTTTCTACAATAACTTCGGCTGGTGGCGGCTTTGGCGCAAATAACGTTTCAACAGGTGCAGAACCTGGTGGTACTGGTGGCTCAGGTGGTGGTTCTCGTGGTGTATCTGGTGGTGCAGCTGGTAACACCCCATCGACTAGCCCATCGCAAGGTAACAATGGCGGTAACGGAGATGGAAGTCGCACAGGCGGCGGTGGTGGCGCAAGCGCGGTAGGTGCGGTTGCTACGGCACTAGCATCTGGCGCAGGTGGCGCAGGTACAGCGTCATCAATAACTGGATCATCAGTTACTAGAGCAGGCGGCGGCGGTGGCGGTTCTGGTGGTGCTATTGCTGGTGCAGGCGGCGCGGGCGGCGGCGGTGCAGGTGCAGCAGGTGGCGGCCCAACAGCAGGAACAGCAGGCACAGTAAATACTGGCGGTGGCGGTGGCGGTGGTGCTGCTTCTATGAGTGTTGGCGGCGCAGGCGGTTCAGGCATTGTAATTTTGAAATACCAAGATTCAAAAACAATAACTATTGGCGCAGGTTTAACAGGTACAACAGCAGCCCCTAGTGGTGGCTTCAAGGTAACTACAATTACCGCTGGTACTGGAAATGTGAGCTGGGCATAATGGCACATTACGCATTTTTAGATGAAAACAATATCGTTACAGAAGTTATTACTGGCATTGATGAAACTGAGTTGATCGAAGGTTTGACACCTGAGATTTGGTATGGAAATTTTAGAGGCCAGACTTGTAAGCGCACAAGCTATCACGGAAAGATACGCAAAAATTACGCAGGCATCGGTTTTACCTACGATGAGCTGCGAGATGCATTTATCGCACCAGAACCTGAGAACGCTACAGGGTTCGATGAGAATACTTGCCAATGGATCGTGCCAGATGTCAGCAATTAGTTATAACGGCTGGCCAGCATCTAAGGATGTTGAGTCGATCCGTATCAAGTCTTACGCGATCAAAGGCAGCAAGGTAAAGCTGCGCTGCGCCTATTTTGCTGCACCTTTATTGGTTGCCTTTGCTGAGCAGTTTAATGAACTGATCGAGCCGATCGATGGCGGTGCGCTAGATGATTGGGGCTACTGCTACCGAGATGTTAGAGGCGTACCGGGCAAGTTAAGCAATCACAGCAGCGGTACAGCTATAGACCTAAACGCGACTAAGCATCCGCTAGGCAAGGCTGGCACGTTTCCAGCTGAAAAAGTACCAATGATCCAGGCATTGACTAAAAAATATGCTTTAAACTGGGGTGGTAATTGGACTCGGAAAGATGAAATGCATTGGGAATTGGCACTAGACCCATTAAAGACAGCCAAGCACATCGAGAAGTTAGGACTAAGTTATGCCGACTAGCGCACAAGTAACAGTAGGGACTACAGCTACGCTTTTAGTAGCTGCCAATATTATGGATCAAACAGTACAGCTGCATAATTTAGGCGGCGGTGCGGTTTATTTAGGTAACGCAAGCGTTACTACATCTAACGGATACAAGATGGATAACAATGATAAATTACAAATACCCGTAGGAGATAACGAGGCTTTATACGGCATCGTTGCCAGCGGTACTAATACTGTTGCAGTATTGACACAAGTCAATTAAGGGCATTTAGGAGTAAGACAATGAAAGAACAAGTAATGGCTGCTGGCCTGTCGTATTTACGTCACGCTGCAACGTGTGCTGCTGCGCTTTATATGTCTGGGATTTCGGACCCTAAGATCCTGGCTAATGCGTTTCTTGCTGGCCTTCTCGGGCCTTTAATGCGTGCGCTTAACAGCTCAGATAAAACTTACGGCGTTAAGTAATGACTGCCGCCCAGTCGCTTTTAGCGATAGCCATAGCAATCTGCACCCTTATTGGGTTTGCGGCTGGGCTGGTACGTCATCTCGTTAAGTATTACCTAAGCGAATTACGCATAGACAATAACGGCGGCCATAACCTACGCGGTCGAGTAGATCGCATAGAGGCCAAGGTGGATAGCATCTACGAGATGTTACTAACCCGTTAGGGCGTGTCGGTTATTGCCAACTGTCATACCCAGGCTTTACCCTTTAATTACACGTTAGGCAGGGCTACCTAATTCGGTGTAGCACGGCTTAACCCAAACAAGGGCGAAGTAAATGGATATAGAAAAAGTAGCAGTATTCGTAATAATGGTTAGTATTGCTTGGTTTATCGTAGGTTGGTCAGTCGGTTACAAAGAAGGCGTAAAGGATGGCTACAATCGTGGCCGCGCAGCTGGTATGCGTGTAGCTAGTGATCGTGTGGTCAAGTAATGGCCTTTGACCTAAATAATTATGAGGATGTGAACAGCCGCATTAAGCGGTTTAGAGAAACTTACATATCAGGCCGTATAACTACCGAGATCGTTGAATTAAACGTTAAGGATGGTTATGTCGTAATTAGAGCCTGTGCTTATCGCGAGCATGAGGATGTAGTGCCGGCGGCTATTGATTACGCCTTTGAGCAAAGATCAGATCGAGGCGTAAACAGGGATTTTTGGATCGAAAACTGTTCTACGTCCAGCATTGGAAGGTGCATAGGCTTGTTAATGCCTAGCGATGCACGGCCTACACGCCAAGACATGGAGAAGGTAGAACGCTTAGCGGCTCAGCCTGCAGTAGAGGTTGATCTATGGGCAACAGCAACGCCTACAAAGCCCGAGGCCGTAGGTAGCGTAAGGCCTGCAGCTGAAAGTATTGCAGACATTAAAGCCCAATTAGGTGGCGAGATATTAGATCCTGCACCTATCTGCTCACACGGCCGTATGGTTTACAAAGAAGGCGTAAGCGAGAAAACAGGCAATAAATACCGGGGCTATACCTGTAGCAGTAAGTCACGGGGCGATCAATGCAAACCAATATGGCTATAACCGAGATGGCGCAGATCGTCCAGGTAATCTTAGATCGATCGCAAGAGTTACAGGCAGCAGCTAGTGGGTTTGCCCGTAGCACAGGCGAAAAGGCTAATACGCCAGATCATGCTGGGCGATATAACACAAAGATAAACTTTCACGAGTTCGTAGCCGAGCATAGTGAAGCCGCTGGCGCAGAGATCGCAGTTGCGCAGTACATGGGTATCCGTAACTTTATACCTACTGTAAATACGTTTCACGATGCACCAGACATACAGCTAGGGAACTTAGGCTTTGAAGTTAAGTGGACTAAGTACATTAACGGCCATTTAATTATCCATAAGGATTACCCACGCCTTAGCGATGTGGCAATATTGTGCGTAAACAAGTCACCGGTATATCAGATTATTGGCTGGATGCCCGTGCTATGGGCTAAGAAAGCCAAGTATTACAACGCAGCTGATGGCAATTACTGGGTATCTCAACGTGAGCTATTCGAGATGGATGCATTAAGGAAGTCCGTATATGGCATTACTGAGGATTAACTGCAGAGTTTGCGCCAAGATAGGTAGCGGTATGCAAACGCATAAAATCGTAGATGAATTTATTAACCTGCCACCTAACGTAGTTTGCGTTCAATGCTTAGGCTGTGGCGTTATGGGTATAGAGATGCTACTCAATAGTGAACGCGCTAAAGACGAGGACATGCTAAATGATTAACCAATTAAGTATTAGCTGTAATTGCTATGACTTTAAAGAGATGGATCTATCGGTACACCTTGTAAACGGGGCTATACCTATGATTATTATTAAATGTGAAAACTGCGAAAGCGCATACACAGTCATGCCTAATTCGGTGCAAAATGCCTAGTTACTTGTATCGCTGCGATCAATGCGGCGTAGAACTAGAGATGAATCACCCGGTAAGCACACACGGCGACAGCGCACCTTTATGCTGCAGCTACCCAATGATGCGCGTGTTTAGTGCGCCATCAATCATATTTAAGGGAACAGGATGGGGTAAAGACAAATGAGTAATACAGAGATGCGTACGATATTGCAGGATCTAAGGGAACTACTAGCTAAAGAGATCGAGCATAAATTTATGCCGTTACATGTATGCCAGGTGTGCGACAACCTAGCCGTAGGCGCGTTAGTAGAACAGATCGTGGCCACAATTAGGGGCGATAATGACTGATCTCAATGACTGGAAAATGGCCGAACGCATAGCCGAGAACAGCAATACATTTAAAACGCCGCAAGATGTTATGACTGCCTTTGAGGATCTTATGAAGCAAGTCGAAGCTGAAGGCGACCAAGATGACTAAGCGACTTGGTCAGGAGTTTTACACAGTTGCGGATAACGCTGTGTATAACGCATGCTGTGACTCTATACAGTTTAAGTATCTGTGCATAACCTGTGGACAAAACGCAGGATGTTATTTCTGCAGCTTTAACCCAGATGAAAAACATGAGTGTAATGAGTAGCGACACGCCGATTATATTGAAATGGTTTAGGTATGTATGTGTATACTTAATCTTAGTACTTAACGCTTTTACTAATGCTTATGCTAGTACTAACTCTAATAAAGAGATTGAAAAATATAAACTATATAGTCATATAAAACTAACTAACCATAATGAATACTTATGTTTAGAGAAGCTTTGGTACTTAGAGTCTAAGTGGAATTACCGGGCTGATAACAAGCGATCATCTGCGTATGGAATACCACAGCTGTTAAAGCTAAAGACTAATGATCCTTATAAGCAGATTGACTTAGGGCTTATCTATATTGCTAAGCGATACGGCACACCATGCAAGGCCTTGTCATTTCATCTAAAGACTGGGCATTATTAATGGCGAAGCGAGGCGACCCACGAAGCCAACGTAAGTACAAGGCGATCAGGCTTACAGTACTGGCAAGGGATCAGTACACCTGTTACTACTGCAACCAACCAGCTCATACAGTCGATCATATAATCCCAGTATCTAGATCAACCGAGGCTGAGGCATACGATCCTAACAATATGGTTGCCTGCTGCTCTAGGTGCAATAGTAGGCGTGGATCTCGTAATCAGGCTGTTTTTTTAGCACAGACGGCTACCCCCCCTGCCTTTTCGTCCTGTTTATCCCCGAGCATGGTAGAAACCGTCCACAAAGGCCCTATGACTGGTAATCTCTAGGAAATGAAACTAGAACTGGTAGAAAACCCACCACCCCTTACGGGGGCTGTCAGGCCTCGATTACATACGCCCTGGCTGGAAGGCGAATCTAAAGTAGATGCCATAATTAAACTTGCTGAGCTAATCGGCCAGCCCCTTTTAGAGTGGCAGATCGTAATCCTGCGAGATATGTGCGCCGTAGATGAGAACGATCAATTTATAAAAAAATCTAGCTTGTTAGTCTGCTCGCGCCAGTCCGGTAAAAGCCATGTTCTGCGTATGCGCGTACTAGCTGGGCTGTTCTATTTTGGCGAGATGAATATCCTTATTATGAGTTCGCAGATGCTCATGGCCTCTAAGTCCCTGGAGATCATGGCAGGCATTATCGATCGTAATGAGTTTCTGCGCAGCCAGGTAAAGGGCGGCAATATCGAGAAAGCCTACAAGCGCACTAACGGCAATAACCGAATTATCTTAGAATCGGGCGCAGAGGTGCGCGTAGTAGCTGCGACTGCAGACTCTAGCCGTGGATTAACGGCCGATGTAGTTTGGATCGATGAGCTGCGCCATGTCGGTACAGAGGCGTTAGATGCCGTAAAGAGTACGACCCTAACGCGACCTAATTCGCAGCGGTTCTATACATCTAACGCTGGCTTTAAGGATAGCCACGTCCTAAATGACATGCGCGAAAGATCGCTAAACAAGCCGCCTAAGTCGGTGGGCTATTACGAGTACAGCGCGCATGATGGCTGCGATATATGGGATCGATCTGCCTGGGCGATGGCTAACCCGTCTTTAGGTTACTTAATTACCGAGGCCGCGATTGAGGAGATAGTAGCGACATCCGATTACAGCGCGGTAATGACTGAGAACTTATGCAAGTGGATAGGCACAGACTTATCACCATGGACACCTGGCAGCTGGGATGAGTGTGCTGATCCTGATCTTATTCTGTCGCCTGGCATGTATTCGATGTTTGCCTTTGACATTGAGCCGCACTCTAAACGCCACGCAGCTCTAATGGCTGGGGCTATATTGCCCGATGGCCGCATCGGTATCAGCTTGGTTAAAACGTGGGAATCGGATCGCGCTATTGATGAGCTAAAAATTGCCGTAGATATTAAAGGCTATTGCGATGAGTGGATGCCTAAACAAGTGCTGTTCGACAAATATACCGGGCAGGCTATTGCCGATCGCCTGCATAATTCTGGCGTAAAGATAGAGGACTGCTCAGGATCGCAGTTCTACGTTGCCTGCCAAACTTTTAAAGATTACATAGATAACAAGCGCGTAGTACACGGCAACCAAGAATTTCTAAATGAGTCTATGGATAACGTAGCTGCTAAAAGTAACGATCAAGCTTGGCGCATTATTCGTAAACGATCTAGCGGCAGCGTAGCCGCGCCGATCAGCGCAGCCATGCTGGTCATGCACTTATCTAAGCCGTTACAAGAAGCCAAGATATACGCCTAGCGACACGCCGAACAGAATCGGTAATGTGCTTGACAATTTGAGAAAATCCGCCCTATGGGATTACTGGAAACTTTAGGCTTTAAGGGTAAGGCAGAAGTAACTGCCCAATACGCCCCTGCCATCATGGATAGTACCTACGGCGCAGGCATGTACAGCTATAACAGCGGCCTATCTAATTATGGTTATGGCGTTGCGATTGATCGCAATTTAGCACTCCAGGTTGCAAGTGTTAGTCGCTGCAGAAACCTAATTGCAGGCGTTATATCTAGCATCGATCTTGGCTTATACAAAAAATCTACTGGTAAAAAATTAGAAAGCCCGTTATGGCTAGATCAAATGGATATACGCCAACCGCTTAGCGTAACCCTGGCATATTTGGTCGATGCGTTGCTGTTCTACGGCGTGGGCTATTTAAGAGTCCAGTCAATTTATTTTGATGACCAACGCCCATCAGGTTTTGAATTTGTACCTAACACGCGCGTTACTGTAACTACAAACCAGTACGGCGATGAAGTTGAGTATTACTCTGTAAATGGTGAACGCGTACCTATGTCCGGTATTGGTTCGTTAGTTACATTTCAATCTTTACTGCCTGGCGTATTACAAACTGGCGGCCGTACTATTCAAGCTGCGTTAGATATTCAAAAGGCTGCAGCAGTTGCAGCAGCTACGCCAATGGCAACTACAATTTTAAAAAATACCGGTGCTGATCTACCAGAGGCACAGATCCAAGGCTTACTAGCTGCGTGGAAAGCCGCGCGTAATAATCGCAGCACCGCATATTTGACTAGCACTTTAGAGGCGCAAAATATTGGCTTTAGCCCGAAAGATATGACATACAACGAAAGCAGCCAGTACCTTGCTACTGAAATTGCGCGTTTGATGAACGTGCCTGCGTATTACATTTCTGCAGATATGAATAACAGCATGACCTACCAAAATATTCTAGATGGCAGAAAAGAATTTGTAGCGTATTCATTACAGCCATTTATTAGCGCGATCGAAAATCGTTTAAGCATGGATGATCTAACTGCGCACGGCAACGTAGTGCGTTTTGCTATTGATGAAACTTTCTTACGCGCAGATACTATGGCGCGACTAGATGCAATAGAAAAAATGTTAAACCTTGGCTTGATAGATATAGGACAAGCTCAACAGATGGAACAGTTAACACCAAATGGATCAGGAGATACTGCAAATGTTGCACTTAACGTTTAATAACGCGATCGAGGCGGCAGATGGTGAACGCCGTGTTATTTCAGGAAAAATTGCGCCATATAACGAAGTCGGTTACACATCAGCTGGCCCTGTTGTATTTGCACAAGGATCGATTGCAATCGAGGATGAAACTCGTGTCAAGCTATTGATGCAACATCAAAGTACCCAACCCGTTGGGCGCATGATGGCCAATAGTGTTAAAGATAATTCCGATGGCATGTATGCATCGTTCAAAATTTCAAGTAGCAGCCGGGGACAGGACGCTATCTTGTTGGCGCAGGAAAATTTGGTATCTGGCT